CGTCATGGTTTCTATAACTTTGAAGGTGGAGTTAATGTAATCTCTGCTGGTGAGCGTGATCCTGATGCAGAAGGTGTATCTGGAATGTCAGCTTCTAAGATGAGAGCTGCTGCACAAGCAAATGATTTCAGTCTATTCACTAAAGGTCTACCTAAAAACTTTAAAGATGGTAAGCAATTATTTAATGATTTGCGTACCGCCATGGGACTTAAAGAATCCCATGATTACCGTCAGCACATACAATTGCAAACAGTGTCAGAAGAACGAGAAGCCTATGTTCAAGGACAATTATTTGAACTAGGAGATCTCGTTGCAATTAAGGAATCAGATGAAGTCGGAACGGTTTCTATGCTGGGATCTAACTATGTGCTGATCGAAATGGCTGACGGTAAGAAAATGCGTAAGTGGTTAACTGACATCGAAAAACTTGATGAAGCATGTTGGGATACCCATAAACAAGTTGGAATGAAAACCAAGAATGGTAAACAAGTTCCAAATTGTGTACCAAAAGAAGCTTCTGAAGATCCTGATATCGGCGATCGTAAAGGTTCTCAGCCAGCTAATTATCATAAGGGTCTTGCTAAATCTACTAAAGCTAAACGAGATGCACAGTTTAAGAAACAAGCAAAAATGGACGATGATGATCCTAATGCATATAAACCGGCACCTGGCGATAAAGATGCAAAAACCAAACCATCTAAGCATACTAAAAAATACCAACAAATGTACGGTGAAGAAATGAAATCATTTAGCGAATACAACGAAACATTAGACGAAGATGCAACTAAAGGTTTAAAAGCAAAAGCTGAAAAATCTGGTATGCCCCTTGGAATTCTAAGACAAGTTTATAATCGTGGTGTTGCTGCATGGAAAACTGGTCATCGGCCTGGTACAACTCCACAACAATGGGGATTCGCTCGGGTTAATTCATTTGTTACTAAATCATCTGGAACATGGGGCAAAGCAGACAAAGATCTTGCTGCTAAAGTGCGATCATGAGGATGACTGAATTACAAAAGATGTATCACCGTGCACGTGGTAGATGGTCTAAAAACGCTGGTAAAGAAGAACAGCGCAAAGCTGATTTTCATGCAATGCGTGAGAAGAAAGCATTTACTCCACATATGATGTATGATCCTAAAACTGGTAAAGGTTATAAAGCTGAAAAAGAAGCTGACCATTTACGTATGAAAAAAATGGGATATGGTCACGAAAAACCAGAAATTAAAGAAGGTACCGGTAAACCAGAATCATGGGAAGCCGGATATAAACGTCGTGTTATAAAGACAACAGACCCTGAGCATAAAGAAAAGGGTTATAATTGGCGTATCAAAGGGAAAGATCGATCTGAGATTTCTATTAAGCTTTATAAGTCAAAGCCAGATCAAGCAGAATTTAATCGGCAAATGAAGCGTGTTGCCGGTCACGAGTTTGGAGGTTAATATGAAAAGTTTTAAATTATTTCTAGAACATCCTAACTGTGGAACAGACGCTTGTTGCCAACAGTGTGAGAATAGCGTTAACGAGCGAGGCGCTGATTCAAAAGGACATTATCGAAGCACCGAAAAGGGGGCTGGGATGACGGCAAAAGGTGTCGCTGCAGTTAATAGAAAAACTGGCGGAAACCTTAAAACTGCTGTCACTGGTAAAGTCAAGCCGGGCAGTAAAGCTGCAGGTAGACGTAAGTCATTCTGTGCTCGTATGAGCGGAATGAAAGGCCCTATGAAAGATGATAAAGGCAGACCTACACGGAAAGCTATGTCACTGAAGAGATGGAAGTGTTAATATGTCAGATGTAGACTGGAAAAATCGCCTAGATCGAATCGAAGAAAAAATGGATAAGATGAGTGAAGTATTAGTATCACTAGCGCGCTTCGAAGAAAAGATGGATGCTTATAATGAGTATCGCGATAGGTCATGGGAACGAATGAATAAGTTCTCAGCTAAGTTAGACACTATTGAAAAGAAGTGCGATGATAATGCTCGTACTGTACATACTATAAATAAATTATTCTGGGTAGCTATTGTTGCTATCGGGAGTGCAATTGCAGCCCAAGTTTGGATGTAACAAGAATGTTAGCAGTAATTGCTTCTGCTAGTTGAAAAACAATTTACAAGGAGAATAGGATGGACAATCCAATCGCAGAAGCATACATTAAGATGCTTCAAGAACGAAATAAAAAAGAAGATAAGCTTGATCCTGTAGGTCAGGGCGATGCTGATATCGATAATGATGGTGATGTAGATTCATCTGATGAGTATCTACATAAACGTCGTAAGGCTATTAAAAAGTCTATGAAAAAAGAAGAGTTTACTGAAGAAGAGCAAGCTATGATCGATGAGGCAAAGAAACGCGGCCTTACTCCTGATCAAGTACGTAAAGCTCTTGCTGCTGACAAAGCGAAAGCTAAAGGAAAAAGCAAAGTATCTCTACGTAAAACGCCATGGGATAAATTCAAAGAAGCTGTTGAAATCGAAACAGATGATGATAAAACGGATGTAGATGATCCAAAGGCGGCAAAGGCTAAAAAGAAGCAGCCTGAGAAAAAAGAAGCAGATCCTGCTGCAACAAATGCTCCATCACAAGATGATCGTGCTGCTGCTGCCGATGCTCCGGATCCTACACCTGTTCCTGAAAGAGAACCTGCTCCTGAAAAAGATGAGCCGGCTCCTGAAAAGAAAAAAGAAAAAATCGTTGTAAAGAATAAAAAAGATGATGGAAAGGAAGAATCAGTGAAAAAAGAATCTTTCAATTGGGATGAGATCTCAGAAATGAATGATGATCAAGTAGATGCATTTATCGATTCTCTAGATGAGTCACAACTTGATGCATTTGAAACTGAAATGAATTCTCTTGCTGAAGCAGCAAACCCAGAGGGTGATGCAGCTCAACAAGATAAAGAGCAAGGTGACTTTATTGCTAAGCATAAAAAGACTATCGTTGATCGTCCAGATGCTGATAAGCCTAAAGCAGCTGATGCTACTAAACCGGCGGCTAAACGCCCTGGTGATAAAGCCGATGGTGATAAGTCACCAGTTAAACGTATGAAGGATATTCGAAAATGAAAAAAGCAGGATGGTTAAAAGATGGTATCGCTACTCCTCGGGGTATCGTTACTGCACACGGCGAAATGCTAAAACGACGAAAAATGTCTGAAGCGCAAATCAATGAGTGGAATGGTTTCGAAAAGAAAACTGTTGCTCCTAAACCAGAACCAAAACTTAATCTGGAATCTATGACTAAAGATGAGCTTGAAGCCCTTGGTCGTGAGCATGATATTGAACTTGATAAACGTGAGAAAAAAGCATCGTTAATTGATGTACTAAAGTACGTAGTTAAACGATAATATAAAGTATAAATAGTCCTATACTATTAATTTAATGTAGGGCTATTTAATGCAACTCTTTGATGAACTGACTAATGATAATTTCATGCTATATGCTTCTAAGTTTTATAGCAATAAACAATGCACAGAAGTGGAAGAGTTCTATGAAGACCTAAACCGCTTCAAATATTTAAAACGATTATTGAGACGTTATGAAAGTAACGGCGAACTACAAGAAAGGCTAATACTAAATCATCTTATAGTTTTATTCAATGTATTTGGTATACAACATGCGAAGAGAATGGTATTCTTTAAAACAGATCCAACATCTCTTTCAGCTTTAAAAACGTTTTTGGTATACCTCAATTATTTAAAAGAAGATGAGTACGTTGAAATACCATTAGATCTTCGTATTATAAATGTGTTAAGGAATCTATAATGCCAGCAGTATCAAGAGTAGCAGACCTCTACTACACATACCGGTTTATTAAGGTGTTAACTACACCTTGGAAAGATACTGATGCATATGAATTAGGTCTAATTGATGGCAATGGTAAAAGCATTCGTAAAGCAAAAACATCTGAGGAAAAGGATGCATATACAGTATTCTTTAGACTTGCATTTAATTTTAAAAGAATTCTAGAAAAGTTACCATTTGGCAAATCTAGATTATCTTCATATGCTGCAGCCTTGTTTCTACTAAGAGAAGAAACAGGAATGAGCGAAGAAGAAATCAAAGATATTCTTTCCAAAATGGAAATAGATTTTACACCAGAAGTTAAAGAAAATTTCTTTATTCTTGAAGAACAGCTGCTTCCTGGCGTATACATATTACACCAAGATATTTTATCACCTAAGACTGCAGAGGTTATTGCCAAGTCTGGTACTAACGTATCAGTCGCTGAAGGCACAAAACCTTCCGGTCATATATTAGATATTCCTATATATGAGGTGAGACACTTGGCAACTAAGCAAATGGTCTATGTGACCGCTGGAGATTTATACCGATGAACGAAAATAAGTATCTTAAAATCCTTGGGACAAAGGCAACGGTAATGCATCCGGTGACAAAAATAGCCAAAAAGGTAGATAAAAAAGAAGTTCGTAAATATGTTCAGCAGGGTTGGATTCATATGGCCCCAAAGAAGAATCAACTTCGAAAAGAAGAAGCTCCTGCTAATGCTGTTGCTGGTGGAGGTGTTGATCTATCTCCTGGTAAAAAGGCTAAACTAAAGAAAAAGCCTTTTAAACGCTTTAAGGATTATGTTAAGGAGTAGTATGTGTTTTCATCTATTAAAATAGCAGCTGTTTTTATTATATCCAGTGCAGTAGTATCTGGTGGACTATATGTTAAAAAAATGAGAGACGACCTAGAAATCGCTAGGGCTAATGTTGCAAGAATGGAAGTAGCTGTTCAAACCAGTGAAGCTTCACTTGTACTTGAAAGATCAGAAAACAGTAGATTAAATGAGCTCAACTCAGAGCTAAGTGTAAATCTTAGACGAGCAGAGCAATATGGTGATGAGTTAAGAAGTACTTTACAAAAACATAATTTAACTCACTTGGCCAATAAGAAACCTGGCCTTATTCAAAATAGGATGCAAAATGCGACTGATCAATTATGGAACGATCTTGCTGGTATCACTGACCCTGATGGGGTGCAGCTCGATGAGGCCGGAACCGAAGATAGTAACAGTAACTAATACTGTTAAAACTGTAGTACCTACAGTACCTCTACCAAAGCAAGTTCAACTAAACGACATTAAGATATATGTCGTATCAAACGAAAATTACGAAGAGTTTAGACAAGAGTTTGAAGCTAAGAATGGCGCAGATGCCTATATTGCTATCTCAGTAAAAGACTATGAAAATTTGTCTCTTAACTTCGCTGAATTGCGAAGATACATAGAACAACAAAAACAAATTATAGTATATTACGAGACGGCCGTGGCGCCTGAAGAAACTGAAGAAAATAGCGAATAAGCTGTTTACATTAGCCTAATAGTGTGGTATAATATACACATATTGAAGCGGAGAATTCTATGAACACCAAAATAATTAACGTCACAAAACGTGACGGTAGAACTGAACCGTTTGATCTTGAAAAGGTGCACCGCGTATTAGAATGGGCAACCACTGATATTGCAGCTGTATCGATTTCTGAGATTGAATTGCGTGCAAACATTCAGTTATACGATAAAATACCTGCCTATGACATTCATGAACTATTAATTAAGTCTGCAGCTGAATTGATTTCAGAAGCAACTCCAAATTACCAATATGTAGCTGCACGTTTAGTTAACTATAAGATTCGTAAAGATGTATATAACCAGCATGAGCCTTGGCCTCTTGTTGATATCGTAGTAGAAAATGTATCAAAGGGTGTTTATGATGGTGCTATCATGGACAACTATACCCGCGATGAACTAAATCAACTTGATAATTATATTAAACATGATCGTGATGATACATTCACATATGTTGGTATGGAACAATTCCGTGGTAAATATCTAGTACAAGACCGACGTACTAAAACATTATTTGAATCACCTCAAATATTGTATATGTTGGTTGCCGCAACACTATTTTCCGACTATCCAAAGGAGACTCGCTTAAAATGGGTAAAAGATTACTATGATGATATTTCGACGTTCGGGACCTCTTTACCAACGCCTATTATGGCTGGTGTACGTACTTCTACGAGGCAGTTCAGTTCGTGTGTTCTTATTGAGTCAGACGATACGCTTGAAAGCATTAACGCTACAGCAACATCAGTTGTACGTTATATTTCTAAAAAAGCTGGCATTGGCATTAATGCGGGTAGAATCCGTGCTGTCGACAGCCGCGTCGGTGATGGTTCGATTGTACATACGGGCCTCATCCCGTTTCTAAAGTATTTTTCTGCTGCTGTTAAATCGTGTTCACAAGGTGGTGTTCGTGGTGGTGCAGCTACAGTATATCTTCCTGTTTGGCATCTTGAGTTTGAAGATCTTGTTGTTCTTAAAAACAATAAAGGTACTGAAGAGAACCGTGTCCGTCAAATGGATTATGCATTTCAGTTTAATAAAACAATGTATGAGCGCCTATTGACCGGTGGTAATATTACACTATTTTCACCAGGTGATGTGCCAGATCTATATGAAGCATTCTTCTCAGATCAAGATAAGTTTAAAACATTATATGAGAAGTACGAACGTGCCACAAGTATTCGTAAAAAGGTATTACCTGCCATTGAAGTTTTCTCTCAGTTCTTGACAGAGCGCAAAGATACTGGCCGAATTTACCTTATGAATGTTGATCATGCAAACGAGCATGGATCATTTTTACCAGAAGTTGCACCGATTA